TGCATCTGCGGTAAGGATTTAGTCATACAATACGATACCCGGGCCATGTTAATGAAAGTCCCGTCGACCGTAGTGAGTACCGAACCCGATACCGTGATTCCCGTTCGATTGAGAAGATTACCGGTAAACGTATCGTTCTTCACCGTTGACATCAACCCGCTCCTTTCAGTGACTCCGTCTTCTGAGAGTCCCTTCGAGAACCAGGCTGGTACCACCTCGGTGTTCCGCTTGGGTGCGGCTATTACCGGACAGATTTGCAGTTGGCGGTAGCTTTCGATCAACTGGGAAACTTGCTTCCTTGTGAAACCTTCCCTGATGAGCATCTCCTCGTAAATCGGCGCCATCCCTAACAGCTGATGTTTCCAGTGAACCGATAGGTCGAACGCGCTAATGTCGTCCGATATGATGACAGCTGAACCGCTTTTACCCGCTATCCGTTCAGGCTTGACGCCACAGTGACGACGTAGACCGTACATGTACGCTTTAGCCGTCGCGGATAATGGTCGTAAGAACGCTCCAGTCCAAGCAGGCATTCCGAATACCCATCTGGATCTGGCCCACAGCCCCTTCACTACACGCTCCGCGTTGCCCGTAAACGGACTCCGTTCGACCGTGAACTTCCGGTTCACACCAGATCGCCGGAACTGGGTCGCTCCATAGATCAGGTAGAAAGGAATGCCGGTCATGGTGCTGAGCTTCCACCCGGCGTCCATCATGGTCATTCCTAGCTTCCGACACCCTACTCCGAACTTGATATGCCAAAGCAAATCGTCGTTCGAGGTACTCCACGTTGGTGCCGAGTGGTTGGTATTCTTACGATACCGGTAGTTTGTCGTCCTTTGCGGTGTTGCTTCCGCGAGAATGTACGCCCCAAGCTTCTGATAGACAAGCCCGAGCTCCTGGTCGCTTAGTTTCGGTGTCCGACCGTAGAGTTCGTCTGTTGTTACCGTCCATCCTGGAGCGCAACTCGACAATGCGCCGAACTTTTCGTACTGTTCCAACTCAACGTCCCACAGGAATAGGTCGTTTTCGTAAGCCCAGGTAGCGGTGTTCAACGCTTGGTGAAAGGTGCCAATGCTGTTCACGAACACAGACTCCGGCCTATCCCGCTGATATCTGCTGATGTTCCCAACACTGCGTTCGATCGCCGACCTCATCTGCGGGTAGTTGACATTAAAGTCGTCCCCGATCAGGTCGTTCGATGCTTCTTCCAGAGGCAGGTCCTCGATGTCCGGTATTCCGTACCGTTCTTCGGGAGTTACTTCGGGAAGTAATTCAGTCTTTACCGCACCTTTCATTCGGAAGGTAGACTGAATGGGGAAGGTCGGAGGATCCGGAGGACCGTCCGCTTTCCACTTGACTGGCGTGGGGTTCGGTTGCCATGGCCGTTCCCAC